CCCACCAGTTCGATGTGCTTGCAGCGCTTGCCCTTGCCGAACTTGAACGCGAGGCAGGTGCAGGTGTAGTCGAACTGGTGGGGACCACGCTCGCGAAACTCGTAGCGCACCATGTAGGTGCTGCCGCTTCTCGACTTGACCTCACAGAGCCAGTTGGTGTTGCTGGCGCAGGTCTGAGTCGCGTGTCGAGTGAGGTCAGGCATCGATGACGCCCCTTAACTGTCTCGTTACCGCTTCCTTCGCCATGCTCACAAAGCGCGTGCGCTCCCAGCGACCTTCCTGCGCGGTCGTGACAAACGCATTCGACTGACGGGCAAAAACTTGGTCACCGTCCACGTACGCAGCCACGTACACGTTGTAGTTGGTCGGGTTCCAGTTGAGCATCGTGATCCGGCTCGACATGCTCCCCACGCGACGACCACCCACGTAGATGATCCATTCCTTGATGCGGACGTTGTCACCCGGTTGCTGCACGTCGTTGACCACTACTCTGTAGACTACTTTGCTCATCCGTGCAATAGCTCCCCATCGATGGTGTAGGTCAGACCTTCTTGCGCGATCAGTTGCATCGCTAACGAGGCACCTGAGGGGTCCAAGATCGGATCAGCCATCATTTTGAACTTCGAGGTGATCCAGTCGCGACCAGCATTGGTGCGTGCGTACAGCATCCAGTTGCCATCGTCGGTGGCTTGCACGTCGAAGTCGATCACAAGCTTGAATTGATCGGCAGTGCCGGGGATATGTTCGATGCTCATCGCAGTGCCTCCTGCGGTGCCGGGGCACGCCGCTTGTTTGAGAACTGACGGGCTTCGCTGCAGTAGGTGCAGGACCCGTGGTTGCGGCATCCGCGATCAAAGCGCTTGCTGCCGGTGTAGGAACGTCGGGTGGTCTTGCTCATGTCCAGTTGCCTCGATGCTTGCGCTCGCCGCGCTTTGCCGCTTGCTTGCGGTCCTTAAACGTCCGCGCCGTATTGAAGGTGCGTGCGTGCTTGGCGACGATGTTGCGGGTTGACTTCATGCAACGGACTTTACAAGGGAGCGTTCTCTAGTGATATGAACTGGTTCACAAAACTGAAAGGGACGTCCATGTCCCATCCCAGTGGAGCGACCTTTACGCCGCGAGTGCGTAGTCCGTAGCCTTGTCCAGCAGATCCTGTAGCTGGATGGTACGACGCGGCAGTGAGTTGGGACCGATACCTTTGAGCGACTCTGTGACTGCGTTGTGCAGCGTCCAGATGGTGCGCTCGCCATCGTCGTTCAGGTGCTCGACGTGGCTCGGCTCATAGTACTCGTTGACGACCTTCTCGACGCGCTGAGTGTTGATGACACCCTGGCGCAGCATTTGGATGATCGTATGGTTGACCACCGAGTCCTTCAAGCGTGCGACCTGATAGCGCTCGTAACGCACTGCCTGATCCTCTGAGCGGGACTTGATCTGTGCCACTGCACCGTGAATCAGATCAGGGAGGTCGCGCATGATGTTGGTCGTATGCTTGCGACCGAACTTGATCTCGCCAAAGAAGCAGAGATTGTCGCAGACAAAGACCTGATCACCGATGACCAGTTCGCGAGCGAGGCTCTTGTCGTGCGAGCCGCGAAAGCCTGCGACCGTCGCCCACTTCGAGTTCTTCGCGATGTCGCCCACCACCTCGGCCATGCCAAAGTACTGCTTGCCTTCGCGAGCTACGGCGTGAGCCTGCTCACCGAACGCGAGACCAACGGTGCGGAACGCATCCTCGATCATATCGATGTAGTCGGAGTGCGGGACGGGGACGTGCGAGCTAGTGGCTCGGGGGGTTTCGACGTTGACAAGCTCTTCACGTTCGAGCTTCTCGCCGCCGCAGTAGATGGAGAAATTTAGTGCCATGTTTCTATTGCTCCGGGTGACTTCAGAATTTGATTATCCACATTAGCGCTCCCGTGTCCACTACCACTCGTCGGTTACTCGAAGATGAGTTTCGCGAGGATGATGAACGGAAGCACGACGATCAGGGTGCCGAGAAATATCCGCCAGACCTGCACAAACTGGATGAGTCCATAGCCCACCGCTACTGCGAGGTATGAGAAGAGCATTTTAATCGGCATCGCGATCACCAAAAAGAGAAAGAGAATCAGCCCTGCAGTAAGTACTTCTGTCATCATCAGCCTCCTTTCTAATCGGCATTGGGGCCCACCTGTCTGAGTATCCAAGCGCGAGGCACGTCCATGCAGAAGCCGGGTCCAAAGTCACCCTCTTGCGCCATGAACACTGCGTGCACTTCTCGGCATGCGATCATGCCTGAGCCGAACCTTGGGATAACGTAATCGTCCAACGTCCAACCGTGATCGTCCTCGCCTGCGATCAGCACGCCTTGTCCATTCGGATCGACGTGCACGACGTGGTAATTCGCTGGTAGATAGCTCTCGATCAATTCACGAGAGTGGGTGCTGCTGATGATTGCGTATCTGATCATGCCAGCAACTCCCAGATCGCACCCAGGAAGTGGATCGGGATCGTCGCGCTTTGCGGTGCGCTATCGAATCCCTGAGCGATGGTGCCCTTGTCACCAACAGCCGCAGGCGCGTCCTTGTTCAACTCGCCATCCCTGAAAGCGTTTGTGATATCGACACGCTCGCCCACCATGGTCGGTGTGCCTTCGCTATCGACGTACACAGTGTGGATGAGATACACGATGCCTTGCGGCAGATCCTCGTGCATGTGGTAGTTCGGTTGAGTTCGCAGAGGTATCGGCGTGATCCGACGTCCTTGCAAACTGCTGTAAAAATGCTGCTGCTTCGCCATATCAGTCATCCTCCAGTGCGAGAATCATGCGAGCCATCGCTTTCATCTCATCGCTCTCAGCGAGCGCAAGTGCGGGTTGCTTGCCGATGATGGCAAGTGCCAGTTCGAGGAACTCGCGGGGACTGCTCGAAAAGATCGTCTCGACAAAACCCAGCTGACTGTCCTCCTGGCTGAACCGCATGGTCTGAGCTGACGTCATCAACAGATCACAATGACGTGCGTTTCCACGAGTGCCTCGTACAATTTGCATCACTCGTCCCCCGTGCGACCGTACACGTTGATGCGAACGTAGCCCTTGGTGAGCTTCTGGTTCGCCGCGATCATCTGACGCGAGGGCTTCAGCTTCTCGCAAATGGTCTTGTAGTCGGTGGTGTAGCTCTCCTCGACAGTGGAGACCACGCAACGAAAGGTCAGACCTTCCAGTTCGCTCACGCCAGCCTGCTCGAACACCTCTTTGATGTTGTTCTGACGCTTCTTCAGGTCAGCTAGCTGGGCCTTGATCTCGCCGTACTCGTCAGCGAGGGGCTTCAGATTGTCCAGTGCTTTTCCCATTCTGTTTCGCTCCTTTGCGATCACTGAAACGAACCTTATACTAGAAGACGCTCCCGTGTCGAGACTTTAGTCACATAATGGTACTCGATTTAAGGTCAAAAGTGTGATCTACTTCATATTACACAGGAGCGACGTCAAGTATGGTTCGTTTCAGTAGCGGCGAAACCCTAGAAGGGGGAATAAAAATCCGGCGCTGCGAGGGGGATGCCTCGACAACCATGCATGGTGGTGGTGTCCCCCGGATCTTATTGGCAACGGAGCGATTGAATGAAGTACGGCGCAGAGGCATATAAGGTAAGCCTGTCTCGTGGTGAGAATCACAAGAATCGTCGTCGTGCACGTTGTAAGGAACGTCGCGCCGGTAAAGCAGCAATCAAGGAGCAGCTAGGATGAACGGCATGAACATGACCCAGGACGAGTGGATGCGCTTCAGGAAAGCGATGTTCGACAAGCTCGAAAAGACCGGCGGTCTCACGCTAACGTGGGAGCAGTTCAAGCGCGTGTTCGTTCTCGCAGCTACGGTCGCAGTCACCAAGAAGGACCCAGATGGTCCCCTATCAGTGATCCCTCAGTATCAGAAGCACCAATCCTCCTGCGATTGCGGTCAACCTTTCTCCACCTACAAGATGCGCAAGGATGAGTTCGGGGAAGATTTCCCTGCATGCTCGCGTTGCGGATTGAGGCTTCAGCTATGAGTGAGTATCGCGTCGAGGTCAACACCGCAGGCGATCCGCCAGACTCATGGGCATGCAACGCCATCCGTCACGACACCGCTGAGGAAGCGCTCGCTGCCGCCAGAGATCTCTTCATGCGCTGGACCGCAGTCAACTGGTGGCGCGTTGTCGATGAGAACGACAAGATCTACCACACCAACAAGCACAAAGAAGAGGATGTGTGATGAGCGCTCGGTTCAACTATGACGTCGCAGGCATCGTGCACCCCATGTCGGAGGTGCTGGTCCGCGTCGGTATCTATTCGGACAAAGACGTTCAAGAGGCTCTGAGCATCCTGCGCGAATACGCGGATGGCGAACAGGATCAGACAGAGCGTGAAGCAATGCACAAAGTCCTCGACGCTGTTGAGGCACTCTATAAATCACGAGAGGAGTAACGCTATGAAAGTATGGTTTTTGGCTTTGATTTTGACCGCAGGTGACAATGCCATCGAGCAGCACGTCACCATCTTGACCCCGGATGAGGCGACTTGTCAGAGGTTGCTCAACATGAATGACACCACAGTCTACAGCAGGGTGTACTTCACCAACGAGCGCAGTGAGGTGCGTGAGGTGATAGAGAAAAGCTGTGAGTCAAGGATCTGGAATCCATGAACACAGAACGACCGGGCTGCGTCAACTGCGGCAAGCCTCTCGGCAAGGATGTCAACACCGTGAGGGTGCCCTTCGACAGAGATGTCGATGTATGCATCCGTGAGCAGCTGAAAGGGCGCGACTACCAGATGATGGATGCCTACAGGACTGTGTGTCAGCGTCAGCGTCAGTCGAGCAAGCGATACGACGAACGTCTAGAGCAGATGGAAGAGGCGCGTCTCAAGCTCGCACCCGGTAGCAATGAGCCCCCTGATACGACTCGCATAGGTAAATTCCGTCGAGACCTGATAAAGAGTCAGGCTAAGGAACCGGATCGGTCCCACTACGACGTGACCGTCCGTATCTGGATGGGACGCTACGGTCCTGATCGACGGGGTCTCTTTCACAGTCAGGCGTGCGCTCAGGAGTGGGCTAACAAAATCGCTGGCAGATTGCGCAAGGAGGGTAAGCTATGACAGACCGTGTATACCTCGTGATGGGACGTTTTGCTAGGGACGGTGCACCTGTCATCATTAAGGCACACGCTCTTGAGGAGCATGCACAGCAGCACGTAGAGCGTCTCACGAAACCCCACGATGCTGACGACGATTACTACTCGCACCCGTCATCGGCAGATATGGTGGGGCTCACCTCAGTGTGGATCGAGCCGCTCCCTGTCACTTAGCGAAATAGTAGATAGTCCCATTCTCATCCTCGCTCGATCCGATGATTTCAGAATCGTGCAAGTCATCGAGGATCTGCTCCAGGCGTTGACGTTGCACCTTGCGACACAAACGTAGCAGCACTGAATGAGGCATGAAGCCTTTCTGAATCAGATCTCGATGTGCCTTCGACTGTGCGCTCTTCTGATACTTGAGCGCATGCCTGATGCGTTCCTCGACGTGGAATGATTCCTTCTCGTTGATCGTATCGCCACCAACCAAACGAATCTTATCAGCCCATCGGTCGGTGCTCCACGTTACAAGCTCCAGTGCCCAACGTGCGATCTTTTGTGTGATCTCTGGTCTGGCAGGATCGATACCAACAGCTGCGATGCCTGCGAGGATCAGTGCATTCTGATTGGCACGCGCCCATGCCTTCTCACCTCGATGCGTTCGACGTCGGGACATCTCCTCGAACTCATCGAACATCGCCCACGTCTTGGTGTCTGCCCACTTGATGAGAGTGAACTCGCCTTCCATAGGTTCATGGTCACGTATCAGGCGAGCGTGCTTTTTGATTGCAGAGGGAAACGTCTTCGCTCGCTTGCGATTGCGCGGAGGGAATGTCTCGCCGGAATCAATCAGAATGAAACGATTAGTGAATCCAGTCTCTTCAGCTGCGCTCGTCAGTGCTTCCATGAGCTGGTCGGGTTGTGCTGTTGCGAGGACGGTGAGGAAAGGATGTTCGAGCGGCGGGATCGTTTGCTTGCGACCGGGTGTACCAGGGACCCACACATTTGCCTGTCCATAAAGTGAGATCACATGGCTTAGCGTTTGGAAATCCACGCTGCTCGCATGTTTTGCATTTGCCATATGCCGTGCTGCTTCATCCCACAACCAGCATGCCATGTTTGGTGACTCCGCTAGCTCATCGAGCATTGCGTAGTAACTTTGAAACCCACGATAAACGTAATCGCCTAAGTCAATCTCATGTGCAAATCTTTGCACTGCACTGAGCACTGCATTCTTCCCGTCACCTGTCGGTGCAGTGATCATCAGGTAAGGCTGCAGTGGTGTGTCCCATCCATCGACAAGATAGTTGTTGCAACTCGCGAGTGCGGTGCACATGATACCTACTGACAGATCGAACATGGGCTGTTGAACATACGAACTCTTACCTGCCCACGCTGTGACTTGACCAACGAGTCCATCGACTTTGAGCCACGACTCATCGAAATCTTTTTCCGATGCAGCACGCAACGTGATCGGTGGTGGAATCAATAAGCGATCTATCTTCGAGCCGCTCGTGCACCATCGACGCAACTGCGTGATGACCGGCATCTCCATCCACGTTTCAAGTGTACGGAAACCTTGCACGCGATCACCGATCTTGTAGTGCTCGATGGTGTTCACCACACTACCCAATCGATCCTTCAGCTCGTCCTCTTGAAGCTGCACCACACTGAGTACTGCAGCCATCACTCGCCGGGTCTTGTCTTCACTCCACTCTGCATGACATAGCGTGCCAGTGCAGGCGTGCACGTAATCGTGTCGCGAACCTGACTGTGGATAAAACAGTGTAAAAATGGCTGCGATTGCGATTTCGTCACCGTAGCGTTCCAGCTCTCCTTTGCTGATGTCGAAGAACTCGACGTCGTTCTCGATGTGGTAGCGATCACCATCGGGATGGATCGATGGAGGCAACACGCTCTGCGCTCCCGTGGATCTAATTTCCACCACAGTGCCAATGTCACTGCCTCTACCGATCTGCCATTTCTTCGTTTCTGCGCCTGGACATCGGTACACGTAATGCGAGCACGGTTTATCGCGACGACCGTAGATGAATGACGATGGCAGGATGTGCGGAGCAACGAGGCAAGCTTCTTCGAGATCGAGGTCGAGATCGGTTGCATGCTTGGATGGCTCGCCCCACAATGCACCGATGTTGTCACCTACTTTGAAGGCTTTCCTGAGCTTCGCACCATCGAGCCGTAACTTAGTCCAGTCGGTGTTTTTGGGACGCTTGGAATGAGGTCGAAGAGGAACGCAATAGACGTCGCGTTCCCGCCAGTCTTCTGCTGTTTGTATCGGGTTGAAACCTGTTTTATTATTTGCCATCTCGTCCGTTAGGATGGGATCGGGAACCGAGTGATCTATCCAGCTAGGAGATCCATCCTAGCCTGAGAACAGGACACTGTGAAGAAGAAAGCTCAGTGACGAGCATAAACCCCAGCTGCACGCTTTGCCCCTTACACGCGAACGCATCTACTGTGTGCATGCGAGGTGACGGTCCACAGTCGTCCGATGACGTGCAAGTGGTGGTCATTGGTGAGGCACCGGGAGCAAACGAGGATCGTCGTGGTGTGCCATTCATTGGTGACAGTGGTCAGATTTTACGCACTGAGCTGAATCGCCACGGACTTATCCACAAGACCTACATCACCAACCTCGTCAAGTGTCGCCCACCAAACAACCGCACGCCAACGGCTGCAGAGATCAAAGCGTGCAAACCGTATCTCGAAGAAGAGTTATCCACACTTTGTCCACAGGTTGTCGTCACCGCAGGTGTGCCTGCAACGAAGACGCTCTTCCGTGGCAAGGCAAAAATCAACCAGTTCCACGGTGAGATCATCGAGAACGAAAAGGTGAGCTACACCGGCTTCCCAGTTTTCCATCCAGCCTACTGCCTCCGAGATCCATCGAAGCTCCCCGGCTTCAAGGATGACATCGCTCGCCTCGCTCGACTACTTGAAGGTGGGCTCCGCACTGACACAGTGAATTGGAACGTCGTTCGCAAGGGCAACCTCGACCAGTTTATCCGTGAATTCGAGGAGGCTCCCGAGTTCGCCTTCGACTGTGAAACTTCCGGCCTCTTCCCATTCGACCCGAACGGGTACATCACAGCCATCGCGATAGCTCTCGAAGAACGGACGTGGGTCATACCCGGTCACATGCACCCTGATTATCAACGCTTTTCCCACAGTCCTTTTGCGCACGGTAACGCACTCAAGAGGCTGATGCAGCTGCTGTTTTTCATCGCACGTCGAGATCGCAAGCGCACCTACGGGCAGAACGGAAAATTCGACAACAAGTGGATGCGTATACAGTTCGGTGGGAGCTTCCGGTTGAGCTTCGACACCATGCTGGCACACCATTTGCTTGACGAGAATCTGAACCACGACCTCACCAGCATGGTGCGTGCTCACCTCGATGACGAGCCCGAGTACGACGTCGATCTGGCGATCAAAAACGGCAGGTCGGAGAAGCCCACGCTGAACTACGAGTATTGCGCCAAGGACGGCGCGTACACGCTCAGGTTGGGTCACATCCTTGAGGGCATGCTGGAGCAGCACCCTGAGCTACATCGTCTCTTCTGGCGACTCACGATGCCTGGAGCGCGAGCGATGGAGGACATCGAGCTGGAGGGGCTCACCATCGATCCAGTCGCACGCAAGGAGGAGGGGCTCAAGCTGCTGTCGAAGAAGATCACGCTCAACCGTGAGCTGAACGAGCTGATCGGCTACGAGATTAACTGGGACGCTCCGAAGCAGGTGGGTGACGTCCTATATGAGGATCTCGGACTACCCTGCAAAATTTTCACGGCGAAAAAGCAGAAGAGCACATCTGAGGCCGCGCTCTACCACCTGATCGGGAACGAGGTGGTGGACAAACTGTTGGAGTACCGCACGACCGCAAAACTTTACAACACCTATGTCGTGGGTTGGGAAAAATATCGGATCGGCAACACCTACTATTTCGATTACAAATTACACGGGACCGTTACCGGACGCTACAGCTCACCACTGCATCCGATACCTCGCGATGGAACCATTCGCAATCTCGTCACTGCACTACCGGGGTGGACGTTCCTCTTTGCTGATGTGTCGCAGGCTGAGCTACGCACGGCAGCGCACCTCTCGCATGATACTGAGATGATGCGTTGCTTCAATGAGGGCATCGACATCCACTGGCGTACCTGCATGAACACGATGGAGGTGGGCACCAACGAATTCTCTGAACTGGTGATGCCAACGTGCGAGCGTCTCGGTGCAGATCATGTCACTCACTACTCGCAAGGCATCGAGACACTGCTCGAAGTAGGACCTGCTGACTGCATCGACATCGAGTCACGCTGGTACGACGGACGCTATCGATCCAAGGCAACGAACTTTGGATACATCTACGGCATGCGTGAGAAAAAATATGTCGAACAATGCAAAAAAGATTACGGCTTCGAGCCGTCGATGGCTGAGGCAAAGCAGGCACGCGCAGCTTACTTCGCATTGTACGCACAGCTCGAAGCGTGGCACCGCAAGGTGAAGAAGCTCGCTCGATTGAATGGATATGTACGCACCCTCACCGGACGACTGCGACGTCTTCCCGGCATCCAAGTAAGAGATCGCACCGTGCGTGCCGAAGCTGAGAGACAGGCAGTGAACAGTCCTGTGCAGGGATTCATCGGTGATTACAAAGCGATGGCTCTGGTTGAATGTCACCAGACCTTTGAGCGCTCGAAGCTCAGGGTGGTAGGTGAGCACCACGACGCGCTGCTGATCATCGTGAAGGACGAGCACATCGATGAGTGCGTGCCGAAGGTGCTCGACATCATCAGGCGTCCGAAGCTGATGGACACATTCAAAATCAAACTCAACGTCCCGATGGAAGGCGAGGCAGAACTGGGACCGTGGGGAAGGGGGACAAAGTATGCCAACGGTTAGCTATTCCGAAGTCTCATCGTTTCGACGATGTAAGAAGGCATGGGAGTACCGCTACAAAACAGGGCTCAAACGTCAGCGCAAAGGAGTGCGCCTAATCAAAGGTGAGATTCTGCACGAGATGCTGAACGCATACATCAATGCGAAGCTCGTCAAGGGATTCATTGGTGACGATCCGTGGGACGTCCTCGCAGGCTACGCAGAGAAATTCAAAAGCTACTTCGAGGAAGAGAAGGAGCGGTTCGGTGACATCATTGGCGACTGCGGTGCCATCTTCGAGGGTTACCTGCGCAAGTACCGGCATGATCCACTGCGTTATGAAAAGTCAGAGGTCCCTGTCTACTTTGATCTCCCCGGCAAAATGCGCTTCGCCGGATTCATCGACAAGATAGCTGTTGATGCACAGGACCGTCGTTGGATTGTCGATCACAAATTCCTTAGCTCCATTCCTACAGGAGAAGATCGGTTCAGTGAGCTGCAGCTGCTGCTCTACGTCTGGGGACTGGGCAAATCAAACCCGGAGATTGAGATCGATGGTGTGCTCTGGGACTACGCACGCTCGAAGGCACCCACGGTGCCAGAGGTATTGAAGAATGGTGAGCTGTCTCAGCGCAAAAACTTAGACTGCGATGTTTTCACCTACCAACGCACCATCGCAGAGAATAACAAGGACCCGAGAAATTACACGGAGATGCTCAAGCACCTCGAAGGCAAAGAGGACAGTTTCTTCGAGCGTGTATTTCTACCGAAGCCCACCACTCACATGGTCAACGAGGTGGTCGAAGACTTCTTATCGACAGCCGAAGACATCCAGCTCGTTCGTAGGAAAGGAGCACGAGCTGCACGCTCCATGAGCCCATTCAATTGTAGTTCTTGTGAATTCCGCAGTGTCTGTGAGGCTGAAGTACGCGGGCACGATACAGACTTCGTCATCAAAGCAGACTACATCCAACGAGAAATCGGAGACGATTGATGGCTACCGCAAAACGAAAGAAGAAGCGAGTGGTTCGACGCAAAGCGAAACGCAAAGCCCCACCTGCACGCTCGATCCTCGACAGTGCACGACCACTGACGGAGGTTGAAAGCAACATCGTCATGCTGGTGTACGGTCGCAGTGGATCAGGCAAGACTCACTTCGCCTCGACGTTCCCAACCCCGTCGCTGCTCATCGACTGCAACGAAGGTGGCACCGACACTATTGCAGATCGACATGACATCGATCATGTGATGATCACTACGTGGGACGAGTTCGACCGACTGTATTGGGAGCTGGAAGCAGGCACCGAGTACAAGTCGATCATCATCGATCAGATCACGGCGTTGCAAGACTTCGCCATGACTGATGTTCGCATGAAAGTGAAGAAGTCAGCCGATGATGTGTTCAGCACTCGCAACTGGGGACAGATGTCTGGGCTGTTCAAGGAAGGACTCGAACACATGCGCGACTTGAAGCATGAATACAACGTGTGCTTCATCGCGCACGAGCGCATCTTTGATAGCGACACTGATGAAGAGGCAGACGTGATCGTTCCCAACATCAGTGCTCGTGTGATTCCATCTGTGGTGACGTTCATCGAAGGTGCAGTTGATACCATCGGTGGTACGTTCATCCGTGAGCGTTGGGAAGGCGAAGCCGATGAGGCAACAACCGTCGCTGAATACTGCATGCGTATCGGACCCCAACAATACTATGCGACCAAGATCCGGCGACCTGCATCAGCAGGTGCGCTACCGGATGTGATCGTGAACCCCACCTTTCAGAAGATTAAGGATCTGACGTCAGGTATTAAACCCAAACGACGAAAGCTAAGGAGAAAAGCTAATGCCGCCGCGAGCTAAGGCAAAGAGCCAGCGCCGCAAAGCGCCAGTGAAGAAACGCGCACCTGCTAAGAAGCGGGGACGACGATCATCAGCCAATATGGTGACCGTTGACTTCACCGACGTCGAATCCGGTGGAGCAATGCCTACGCCTGATGGACCGTACACGGGGGATATCTCAAGTATCTCACGGGAGGTTTCACAGGGCAGTGGTGCGGAATATCTCGCAGTACGCTGGAAGACGAACATCGGCTCGTCCGTGTTCGACAACTTCAGTCTGCAACCGCAGGCACTGTGGGTTCTGCGCACCGCATTGGAGTGCATGGGGTTTGACATCCCTGACTCCGAGTACGACCTCGACATCGATGCACTTGTCGGTGAGTCATGTGGTCTCGACATCCAGAACGAAGAGTACGAAGACGTTGAGCGTCCTCGCGTCACTGGATACATGCCCGTCGATGTCGCTGAGAAAGTGATGGCTGAGAAAGGCATTGCTGTCGAAGAGGAAGAAGAAGAGCCTGAAGAAGAAGAGGTCGAGGAGGAGGAAGAAGAGGAGGAAGAGGAGGAAGAGGAAGAAGAGGAAGAAGAAGAGGAGGAGCCCGCACCCAAGAAACGCAAAGCCAAGGCCAAAAGCAAGAAGGCTCCTGCTAAGAAGAAGAAACTAACCCTCCGCACTGGTGCTCGTGTCACCTTCGAGGGCGAGGACGGTGACGACGTCCAAGGTGTGATCGAATACATCGAGGGCGACCTTGCAACCGTAGTCGATGACGAAGAAAGCCAGTGGGAAATTCCGACCTCTGAGTTAAGTAAGGCGTAGTGCTCAGAACTGAGCTTCGCTCATATCAAAGCGAGGCTGTCGCTGCTGCACTCCAGCACGATGGCTTCGCTTTATTTCCTGAGCAACGCACAGGCAAATGCCTGATCGCGCTGGCTATCGTGGATGCACGCAAGCCTGACGTCGTGGTCATCGTGTGCCCGAAGAAAGCAAGACTCACTTGGGAATCGGAGATTGAAAAACATCTCGACCTCAACTGGGACTGTGCCTTCTACATCATAAATTATCAACAACCCGTAAAAAATCTAGCGCTTCGCGGGCATTGGTACAAGTTTACGAAAGACTTCGTGGATAGTGGTGGCACGTTGATGGTGATCGCAGACGAAAGTCATCACATCAAAAAACCTGGAACTGCACAGTCACGTTTCGTTCGCACCATTGGCAAGCGTGCACAGTGGCGACTCGCATTGACTGGCACACCAATCGACAAAGGTTACGAGCAGATTTGGGCGACGTTTGATTTCGTTCAGCACAAGGTAGCGTTCGGCACCTACGCGCAGTTCAAGAATCGATACGTGCTCTACGATGAGAAGGAACGCAGGGATGGTCGTCAATACAAAGTGATCACTGGCTACCAGCGTGGACCTGAGCTGCTGAGGATCATCCATCAGTACAGCTATCGAATAACATTCAACGAGGCACGCATCGCCATGGGCAAGAAGCCAGTCACGATACGCAAACGCAAGGTGTACTTCGATCTCAGTGAGAAATCACAGAAACTCTACGATCAGATGGACAAGGAGTTGCAAGTCACCGTCGATGGACTCGACATCGAAGCACCACTGCCGGTCACCAAGGTGCAGAAGCTGCAACAGATCTGCGGAGGCTTCCTTCTCCACCAGCAGCGCATCCCTGGTCAGAAGAAACGCAAGCGACTCGTCGTGCCTGTCGGTGACGAGAAGCTGACGTGTCTCATGCAGGTGCTCTCTGGTATGGATGATCGCAAGCTCGTCATCTGTGCTCGCTTCACCCACGAGATCAAAGCCATCAACGAGCTGCTCGATGAATTCAAATGGACTCACAAGGAGATCTCAGGCAGCTCGGAGTGGGATGGCAAGTTCAACACCGACGTCGTGGTGATGCAGGTCCGCAGTGGTCTCGGCTTCGATCTGAGCGAGGCGAACACCTACATCTTCTATTCATGGGATCACAGTTACATCACGTTTGAACAGTCCCGCTTCCGCATCATGGACATGGAGAGAACACAGCAGATCAACTACCACTTCCTGATAGCACGCGACAGCATTGAGGAGGAATATTTTGAAGCAATCGCACGCAAGAAGGATTTCTCGACGCTCGTCCTCGACAAGTACCGCAAAACGCAAGCAGCTCAGCGTCGAGGAGCAGCTCGAAAGAATCCGCGCCGAGTTCGCAAAGCCCGTGAAAGGCAGCTCAAGCTCGACGTCTGATTAGGGGTTTACAGGTGGAGCACTGCCATGGTAATGTCCCTCTCCCAAATTAAGTTAGAGTGATATCGTTATGGCTACAGCTAAGAAATCATCTAGGATTACGATCACCCCTCCCAACTTCCAGTCAGTCCAATTACGGCTGCAGGGGATGTCCCCGCTGATGCAGAACAAATTCTCCAAGAAAGCAGTTGATGCAATCGCGGAGAAGCAGACCGCTAGCGATGCCGTGAAGAAACCACGCGCACCAAAGGATTACAAAGCCGAGTTCAACGCCGCACGCTATGTCAGCCGTCAAGGTTGGGACGGTGTGCCGTGTCGTCAGATTCGAGCTTCGATGATCCGGGCATGCGCCAACATCGACGGGCTCGATATGACGCGAGCGAAGAGTGCGTTCTTCATCGACGCAGATGGCTTCGATAGGACGGACGGCACTCCGTTGCTCAAGATCGAAAGCAAGAAGCCGATCCACGACACGCGACCGGTCGCCATCGTCAACACGTTCGACCTGCGCAACCGTCCCATCTATACCGACTGGGCAGTGACTATGACGCTCAACTTCGATGCAGATCTCTGCACGGAGACTGACGTCGCCAACCTGCTCGCACGAGCGGGTGCCACCATTGGTATCGGTGAGCTGCGTCCGCTCGGCAAGAAGGGATTCGGGGGTGATTTCGGAATGTGGGAAGTGCAGGCTCCGAAGAAAACTCGTAAGAGGAAGTCCGCATGAGCAGCAACATCTACTCATGGTCCAAGCAGCACCCCGTTGAGGCTCAGGCCATCGGGGAATGGATCGAATCACTGAACGACAACAGCGGTCAAGGCATGGTCGATGCCGCCGCTGATGTCCTCTGTCCCGGTCACCCCTTGTTCGAGTGGGATGAGTCGAAAGCTGCATCGAAGTATCGACTGCGCCAAGCTGCTGAGATCCGTTCATCGTTGCGGATCGAAGTGAAGCAGAAAGACAAGAAGCCAACTCACATCCCAGCATACATTGCTGCTTCCGACAAAGGACAATACGTTGTCACTCTCGATGCGAGTGAGGAAGAGCTAACTGATGCAGAGCAGCGATTTCTAAGTCAGATCAATACCTTTCGACAGAAGTGGGCGGGGCTCAAGCTCGCAGAGACTGTCATCGAAGCAATCGATGCAGTCAGGCGAACCACTTCACGTCGCACTCCTAAGAAGAAGCGTGCGGCGAAAGGCTGATCTCACTCATACGGTTAGGTTTGCTGGGGCAGTCATGGTCCGACATGGTTTGATCAGGTCCTGTGCGATTAGGCACGGTATGGCAAGGCAGTCATGGTCATGTTAGGCATCGCGAGGTCCGTCACGGCGGGCAACGGTACGGCAGTTAAGGTAAGGCGGGGCAACGTAGGCTAGGGCATGGTGTGCCCAGTACGGCAGTCGTGGTCAGGTTAGGTGTGGCGAGGTAGCCTCTGGCAAGGTGTGGCAACGCAGTCATGGTAAGGCAAGGAACGGCGGGGTCCGCTGGGTCATGGTCGGGCAAGGCAGTCGAGGTCAGGCTAGGTATGGTTGGTTCTGCCATGGTAGGGCAAGGTGCGGCAGTCGTGGTAGCGTCAGGTCGGTAGGGTTTGCTGGGGTACGGCACGGCAGTCGCGGTTGGGTAGCGCTAGGCTGGGTCTGGTGAGTTCTGTTCGGGCACGGCACGGCAGTCTAGGTTCGGTCAGGTATGTTCTGTTCCGATAAGCTGAGGTCAGGCAGTCTTGGTCAGGTCCGATATCGCATGGTGAGTCGAGCTTAGGTGAGGTACGGCAGTGATGGTGGGGTTAGGACGGTACGCCCCTCTGGGGTTTCGTCAGGTAAGACAGTCCCGGTGAGTTGTGGATTGGTATGTTCTGGTGAGGTTCGCTGTGGTTCGGCAGTCATGGTGAGGCAAGGCGAGTTTTGGTGGGGCAAGGTCGGTTGTGGTAAGGCGAGGCAGTCATGGTCAGGTGAGGTAGGTCTGGTGGGATCAGGCAACGCTCGGCATGGTAAGGCAGTCAATGTGTGGCAGGGTCTCTTACGGAACGTCCTGGCTAGGTACGGCAGTCGAGGTGGCGCATGGTGCCGTGGAGTAATCTTTGGCACGCTCCGGTGAGGCAGTCACGGTCTGTCGTGGTTCGATCAGGTAGGCTCGCGTTGATCGTGGTAGGGCAGGAGCGCTAAGTGAGTGAACATGGTCTGTGGGTTTGGTTGCGGGACATAGCCTTGCCCACAGGTCAGTTTTCGCGAGTCGAGACCGGCGGCACATGCGCAGGTTTTCCTGACCTACACTATCAGCTTGGACAAAATCAATGCGGCACCATCGAACTGAAACACAACGCAAGGAATCGCACGACTCCCTTCGTTGATGGGAAGAAAGGGATGAGGGACTCGCAGCTGATGTGGATTCGGAAGAACCTCGAATGCTGGGGCAACGTCTTCGTCATTGCTGAAGCACCTCCCGATATCTTTGTTATCCACGGGAACGAAGCCGAGGAAATCAATGGTTCAACCCGTGAAAACCTGCACAAAATTTCGGTGGCAGTTTTGAATCGTGACGATCCCGAGAAAGCTGCTGAGCTACTCGACAACATCCTAAGAGGAACAGAATAAATGGCTGATCGAACTTGCGTCTACATGGACCTGCACAACGCACCCGCATGCACAGAGTGCGGTCACGATCTCAGCCTGTGCCAGTGCATCAACCCCGATGGCATTGCTTACGGTCGTCTGAACAGCCCTGATGGGATGGTGATCCGCATGGTCAGGGATGAGATAGCCGCAGGTCGCGCCGACGATCCGACGACAGTCCACCTGCTCGGCACGCTCATGGAGAAGGTCGGGATGCTCTCCACACTGCTGGCTCGGCACGACCGTGGTCTAGGCACCACCACCCAGGAAGTCCTGCGAGAGGCAGTACAGGCAGCTGCTATGGCGATCCGTGTGGCTGTCGAGGGTGACGCTGACTACACCTACCTTTTCCCAGCTGTCGAGGAAGATCTACCTCGTGGCCCAGTTTCCCGGCAGTACTGATCAGAACTTCCCTTTTGTATAAAAGGTGTCTACCTTTCCGGCAATATGAAACCGGCAACGATCATCGCGAAGGGAGTCGAGGTCTGTGGGAGCCGAACGGAACTGGCAGCTCACCTCGATGTCTCCACCAGCAGCATCGACAAGTGGCGCAAGGTAGGCATCCCTGCGAAGCACTGCACGGTGCTGTTCTACCTGACAGGGATACCCCTGTACGAGATGAACCCTGACGTTTTCAGCCGGGAGCTGACGTTGAGCAAAGCCTGGGAGGTGGACGTCATGTACAAGCTCAGGCTCCTCATGGCACACCGGGAGAACTCAGATCTGATGCGAGACATCATCAACATGCTGGATCTGGAGGTGGGAGATGTTGATTCTGACACGAAGGATAGGTGAAGCGATCTGCATCGGTGACGAGGTCGAGGTGAAGGTGCTCGGCATCAAGGGAGGACAGGTCCGACTGGGCATCGTCGCTCCGAAGGAGATCCCGGTGCACCGCGAAGAGATCTACGAACGCATTCAACGGGAGCGTCAACGTGAAGATACAGAAGAGACATGACAAGAAGGACATGAAGAAGCGACACCTGAAGTTGCATCGCAGTCTCGATGAGCTGATCGCATGCTTCTACATCAATACCGGGCTCCTGTCATCGAACGTCACGCTGGCAGAGTTTATGAACTGGTCGTACTCGATGACTCACACCCCCACCTGCGCGGAGAAAGAGAATGAAGTGGGACAAGGAACGACTGATTGACATCATCGTAGCCGCAGGCAAAGAGGCAGGGCTCTCACCCATCCACATCTCAGCTCTCGGCACCGCTCTCGTGGAGCCACTAGAGAAGCTGATCGACGGTGTACGTGCTGAGGCTATCGGGTGGTGCTGGGTCGAAGCCTGTAATCAGTACAGCCGGGGGATGAATCCCAACGACCAGATCATGCCCGACCTGCTCGCCAAAGCGCTGCTCGATCTCAACCCGGAGCGCAAGTAATGTCTGACCACGAATCTGAAGGTGAGAATAAAGTCACCACCCGCATGGGAGTAGAGAACGCAGAGGTCGTGATCTTCTGGTCCGAACTCATCGCCACCATCAGATTCGATCCTGATTCCGCCGACGAGTTCGCAGACGCGATCAAAATCTTGGCAAAGAAAGCCCGTGAGATGAAGGGCTAGACCCCTTTTACACGGCAGCGTTTTCCTGTATGCTCTCCTAAGTATTTGAAACTGGAGAAAATCTATGCCTGTGAGAGCAGCATCCGAGAGCGTGGGCGCGCAGCTCGCAATGATGCGAAAGCGCAACACAAAAGAGTGCGTGAACCCCGAGTGCAAGAACGTGTTCGAGGGTCTCGTGATCACCAACTACTGTTCCGACGAGTGCCGGTTCCGTGCTGCGTATCTGCGGCGTAAGGAAAGAGCGGCAGCGAAGGAAGCGAAAGCCGCACGTCAGGCTCGGCGCAAAACAGCAGCAAAGTAAGGAACCCCTATGGGATATCTGAAGCAACACCGCAAGGCGACTCTCGAAATCCATGGGCGCAAGCTCAGAGGCAACTTCGAGGTGAGCCTGACCAACGACCGTGATCGCGAGGCACTGGTGGAGTTCATCACCGAAGTCCGCAAGCAGCTACGCGATTTCGATCCGTCGAAGGCAACGAAGAGAGGACCCAACAAGAAGAAGGCGAAGCTAGTCCTACGCAAGAAGAAGGCGAAGCGCAAAGCATGAGCCTGATCATGGTGGACCTCGAAGGTACGCTGAGTGATCACACTGATCGCTTGGCTATCCTTCAGGCTACCACGGCAGCGGACCCTCGCAATCGTGAGGCATGGAAGATCTACTACAAAGGATTGCCCGACGATCTACCTCGCCATAATGTCATGGTTGCAATCAAGGATTGGATCAAGGGTGGTAACTACATCCTCGTCTACAGCACCCGCTTCAAGAACAAGTACGCTCACGAAGAAGAGTGGCTACGTGATCACGAATTGTTCAACAGTGTGCGCCTGCGCCAACGCGATCAGTGGGAGACACGCATCGAGGGTCCCGATCTGGTTGCAGAGTGGGCAGTGCGCGACAACCCTACAATCCTGATCGATGATCGCGAAGAGGTTCGTGATAAAGTGAAGCACTGGTGTCCTCACACCGTGGTGCTGGGACCATCGGACTTCCCTTCCTAGAGGGACAACGACATGAACCTACAGTGTGAGGATGGATTCCTCTTCCACTTGTGGGGCTCGACTGGCAGCTGCTTACGCTGTGGTATTAGCGCTGGAATCGACCTCTACCTCGACCACCTCGACCGGGGAACGCTTGACGACGAGAGATCGGTGGACGCCCTGTCTGAACCTGCGTTGCTCTCGCGAGCGCGCCTTGTTGATCGCCCATCCCAATACGCGGACGACCTCCCCCAGTCTGTTGCTGCCTCTGCTGACGCATCTGCTGCATCAAACCCCGAAGGTTCTGACCGCGACCTCTCCCACCGAATCCCCCTCCCGGCATTCCTGCGCCGCCGCCACCAGCAGGATTAAATGGTATACCCTCAGGTCTGAACGGTGTTCCCGCAGTCGGTACACCACCACCCGGTGTTGCCACGAACTGACGTCCCGGCTGGACATCGGGGCGAGCACCACCGGCACCCGGTCCACCCATCCCAGGTGGACGACCAACACCGCGCAACGGCACGCCTGCCCCAGGTGGTTGAGGTCTTTGTTGGGGTCCACCACCTCCCGGTGGTTGTCCTTGACCTGGGAGTTTCTGTATCGCCTCATTCATAGCGCGTCCGATGCCTTTGAATCGACCTCCACCACCTCCACCACCCGGCACTTGACCTCGACGTAGGAACTTCTGCATCCCCATATCACTGGTCATGCCACCACCCGGAGGCTGTCCTCTTTGTTGAAACTGTTGCATTGGTGGTACACGACCTTGCCTAAGAAAGTTCAGTGCACCACCCATCTGCATCTTCACGGGTTGCTCACCAGCAGCAGCACGCACCTTCGTCAGATATCTCTGAAGCGCAACCGGAACTCGACCGGGATCGAACGCAGGTCCTGCTGGTGCAGCTTGTCGAGGAGGAGCATCACCGGAGATGAACTCACGTCCTGCGACAGGTTGGATCGTTCGCACAGGTTGTGTAGCTTCAGCCAACCCACCTTCAGGTGGTGCGGCTCCTCCAAGCAGCTCAGCTGGAGGCATCAGGTAATTTGAGTATCTTCCCGTCCCTGGAGTGTAGCCTGCAGCCAACAATGCACCACGTCGCTCTTCAGTCATCCCCTCAGGGTTGTTTTTCGATTGCATCCCCGCTTGGATGGCATACTGTGTTGGATCTCCTAAAGATGCACCCATTGTCCTTGGACCAATGATTTCAGGATCTCCTTTGGCTTGCGTGTCTACGAGATATTCATTCCATAGAGGTCCGGTAGCAGGGTCTCCGGTGAATGCTGCTGCCTGTGCAGCTGCCGTTTTAGATTCCTGTTCCCGACGTCCTTCTTGGATGAATCTCGCTATCCTACTGCCAGATCTTCGTGGTGCATCGGGCAATTTCCCTTCTTGTTTTAATCGCGCTTCCCTCATCAGACGTTTAACTATTTTCCCACCGAACTGATACCCCTTAGCTTTCTTGTCAGCAGCAACGAACTCCTTCGCCACCTTACGCGGAGGTCCCTTCATTCGATCAGGCTTCCAACCATGTGCAACCGCTCGCATGAGCTTCGCCTGTGCTGGACTTTTGGATGGCATGACTATTCCTCGACCACTTCGCCGGTCTTGCCGTCGATGGTCACGTTGTCAGGCTTGGGCTGAATCAAAGCTAAGATGCTGCTCATCACTTCGAGCTTGGTCTCATCTCGCAGTCCTAGTGGTGAGCTGTCTCCGTCACCTCCAGATACCGCAGTATGCTGACGATCTTTCCAGTTGTCTCGCTGTCGATTGGTAAGCCAGAGCTTGATAGCTGTGACGTCGGGTTTGTAATGCTTGACGGTAGGAGCACGAGTAACGTCACCGTCCCAAAAGAACAGTTTCTCTTCGTCGTGTGTGTAACCCACTGCGGATTGATAGAGGGCGGAAAGAACGGCAGCATCTGCATCGGTGTATCCATCTTCGAGTGCCTCTTTGAACAGAGGATACTGCTTCTTCCACGTCCCGATCTGACGTCGGTTGATATCGAACAGCTCTGACATCTGATCTTCATCGATGCCGCGCATAGCAATCGCTCGCACCTGCTCCAGATGTCCAGGCAAGAACAGGCGTCTGCCCTCTGCGAGGAGACGTCCTTCTCGATTGCGTACCTTGCCTCGCCTTATTCGTACTGCTGGCATTACTGCCTCCCACTCTGCAGCATTTCCTGCAACCGTGTGCTCACGTCTTCATAGGTTTCAACTGCCATCCTTCCCTGACTTCGCAGATATCCCAAGGCTTCATCTGTTGGTCCTTTGACCATGTCCTGCGTGATGTCAACACTCAGATCAATTGGATTGACACCCTGGATGGCTTGCTGCCCTAGTCCTATCATTAGTGGACGCAGCTCTTGCATGATCGCTTGTGTCATAGCAGGGTTGCCTTCAGCATGTGCCATACGAAGGAAGAGATTACGTGCAGCAGCGCTTTGAATTACGTTCGCTGTGACACCCGTGGCGATACCTCCTACTGCAGCTGTTGCCAAGTCCCATATAACCCACCCGCACCCGCAGCCATGGCTGCCGTCATCCCCGCACCTTTAATGTCCCCTGCTTGTGCAGTGAGTCGAAGATACTCCCGCGTTCCCTTGATCATCTCCTGATCTTCCGCGTTGAACATAGCCCTTATGGTTTTTTGATTCTTAGGAGCGTTGAGATAATTGAAAAACTTCTTGGGATCTGCAACCTGTGCACCCTCTGCTGTCCACCCTGCTTTCTCTAATCCTTGTGCAATGAAGCGTTGTCTTACGGCTTGCTGTCCTTGATCATCCAATCGACCTAACAGCTCGTGGATACGCGCCGTCTTACCAGAGTCGAGTACTTTGTCTACGACTCCTTCATCGATACCTCCCCGACGAAGATGTTTGCCAAGGACGATGTCAGTGATCTCGTCACCTTCACGTTGAAACGCACGTTGTATCATCTCCCCACTGGGATTTTTGTTCTTCCCCCAAAAGCGCTGCTTGATCATGCGATCAACGAAAGACCGGATAACATTTTGACCAAACTCTGTCTCGATATTGATGTTGAAATTTTTCGCAATGTTGCTGAGTGCATCAGCACGTTGAGCTGTCTGCCTAACCGCAATCCTACTTGTACCAAAAACCGGGATACGCTCAGAGATTTTGAAGAAGAGCTGCATCGGAAACGTGAGGTATTCCTTCAACGCATCCCCTGTAGTGATCTTGAACCCACGCTCATCAGCAAACTTCAGTGCTTGCATGATGTTCTTTGGAACGATATCACCGAGAGGTTTGACGAATTCTTTCGCCTTGGTCCCTAGTGCAACCACAGGCTTTGCTACTTCAGCCAATGGACCCAGTGCTGTAGCGAGCGCGACGTCTGACTCATCGAACTCACCTCCAGCTAAAGCCTGACCTGCCTGCAGTCCTGTTTCCGTTGCACCAGCAGCGAACATGCTGGAAATGATTCTCTTCCCTAAACCGCTCACCGCACCAGCCCATCGTGTGGGATGAGCGTAGGCACCGATAATCCCGATGGCCTGCATGACATCGAAGGGGCTCATCCCTGGTCTGTTGATCGCAACCTGTACACCTTCCATGCGTTCGGCAGCTTCTTCCTCTGTAATGGCTCCAGTCTCCAGCTCTTGTTGGATCGCATCACGCTTGTGCTTGTTGATCGCGGTAGGCACACCTTCAGGTGAGAGCACCACCTCAATATCGTTAGGGAAACGCTTCGTTAATTGTTGCCCCAGTTCCATCGGATCAGGTGTGGTCAGGTTGAGCCATATCTGAGTGAGATCTTCGATTTCCCTTCCGACTACCTCTTCCGCTTTTCCCAGACCCATTGCTTCCATCTCTGCTGAGACGGGATACTCGCGCTCTTCGAGCATTGCGCCGATGTTAGTCAGCTCACCCATCTCTGCTACACGCTCAGGAGTCAGCGTGGGATCAGTGGCGAACTGTGGTTGTGCAGCAATGCGTCGTTCTTTCTCAGCGAGCAGCTCTTCTAATGGGACTGCAGCTTGTGTAGGTGCAGGTGCTTGTACAGGTGCAGGTGCAGGCGCACCGGAAACTCGACGTTCCCTTTCCGCCATCAATTCTTCTAACGTAGCCATCTAAATGCCCTGCGCCGCAGCTGCTGCTTGCGCTTCTTCTATCTGACGATCAAGATCCTCTTCAGAAAGCTCTGTAAGAGATGGTGCTCCAGTTGCTCCACCCTCTGTCGGTATTGGTGGCGCTCCGCGTTCCATCTTGCGTATCCAGCTAGCTGTGGAACCTCCTGTATCGAGGTGGTCTATTTGCGCTATGTAATAGTCCCTGAGTTTCAGTTGAGCAGATTTTTTTTCTTGCAGCCACTCCATCAGTTCTGGAGGTTCAAGCGTTGTGGGTATCCCAGTAGCTAGGGCTAACTCTAACTCACCCTTTGACAAAGCACCGAACGTCGTTGCACCAATAATATCTAAGCCAAGTTCCTTCTGAATCTGATCGAGTTTAATACTGGATTCTCGAATTGAAGGGAGCATATCCTGAATGAAACCTGTCGATGCCCCCTCTGCTAAATAGTTGTATGCCTTATCGAGATTGAGTACATTTGCATTGATAGCTTGGATCGTGGTATAGGCATTATCAATCTCTCTAGAGCGAGCAGCTCCCTTCAGCTCTCCGAATTTCTTACGCTCCCCAACTTCCCCCATTGACCGACCAAGTGCCTCAGTGTAATCCTCCAGCATGGTGGTTATTGCAGCGTTCCCCACCCTCCGTGGCTTCAAACCTAAGTTGATCTCGCGTGCCAGCTTCAGGTCCTCAGGAGAAAGATGCTGACTCATCTCATCAAACATCCGCTGTGCAGATGAAGGACCCAGTGCGACTTGAGCTTTTGCAAGCTGAATGTCTTCCTTGCGTTCAGCTGCTGACACTTTTCCGATTTGACCAGCAGACTGACTCACGGACTCACCGAAACCACCTGTCCTCGTAGGTGCCAACATCCCCTGCGCAAGTGCGAGCCATCTGTCAGTGGCACTTCTAGCCTCCCTCTTCTCCTGCAATGCTGTCAGACGTGCACGCGCCTGCGCGAGACTCGACGTCGCTGCCCCAATAGGATCAGGCATCACATCTGCAATGATGTCTTCACTAACGGAACCTCCGTTGGCGAATCTCCGTGTGTTGCGTCGTAGAACATCGGAGACAATGGAACGTGACGTCGGTGTCAAAGCATCCACGTCATCGTCCCTACCGACACCCGTTAGTGCAGCGGCGAGTCCACCTTGTTGCAATCCGCCACCTCGTGTAGCCATTACGCCACCTCCCAGTATTCTTCAGGGCTGAGATCGATCACCTCTGCCGCTGCCACTAGGCCACCTTTTGCATAGCCGCGAACGTATCCGCCCCTCGCACGGAAGGGACTATCTTCACCCGTGAGCCCTCGATACGTGGCATAGCCACCAACAATCTGGGAGAGGGGTGACGGCTGATAGATACTTGCAGGTCCTCTCTGCTGAGTCTCGACCTGACGGGAGTAGGGCATACCTCGAATGATGTTGGACATGAATCCGAGTCGGTCGAAGGGTAGATCACGCTGCTCTTGGAAATCTTGATACGCGAGATCGAGACCAGCCTGACCCATCTGCTGGCGCTGTGCACCGACAGCTTCTTCCGCTGCTGCTCCACGCAGACCCATTGTCTGAGCTGCTTCCCCTAGTGCACCCAACTGTGCACCTCCTCGAAGCCCGAACTCACCCGCTCGCTGAACATCCCTGCCGAAGATGTCAGCCGCTTGCCCATAGGCTCCACCGAGTGTCGCGAGTCGTTGCTCCTCCAAGTTCTCTTGGATGTCGCGCACACCTCGCATACCGATGTCTTCCATCGAGCCTGGACCACCACGAGAGCCATACTGTCCCGCCCCTCCGAAGGTTCGTTGGAGCTGAGGTAAGAAATCCTCCGTCAACGTGCGACCGGCGAGAGACTCCTGCCGCTTGAGCACGTTCTCGATGTAGGGGTTCATGTACTGCTCGACGTTGCCCGGATCAACGAAGCTTCGTGAAGCTTGTTCGAGTCCGCCGATGGTGCCCGCAGCTGCTCCTTCCATGTAGGGTTGCCACGCTCGCGCAGCTCCCGGCACCTGACCGAATGCCTCCTCCTGCTCCCCTGTGAATCCAGCGATCCTGGGTCCACCATAGGGGATGTAGGGCTCAGCTGCCGCCGCGTTAGCGCGACCGATCATGCCCTGCGTGTAGTCGGACAGCCACTTGGGGATGTTCTCGACGGTCTGCCCGTAGGTCGTGACCGATTTCGGAGGCTTGCCCTCGAACAAGAAATCCATGAAGCCAAAGGGTGAGTCGTCACCGTTTGCCATCAGATTCTCCCTCCCGTGGCTCGTGGCACATTGTGCACGCCACCATGTTCATAGGTGCGCTTGCGCTTCATCTTCACCTTCCCACCGTGGACCTTGTTCATGTACTGGGCAGGCTCCTTCGCCTTGTGGCTGAACTTGCCCTTCCGAAGATTCTCACCCTTGTGCTTGCGCAGGTTGGATCGCATCGAGTCCAATCGTGCAGCTCCCTCGTCGCTGGAGCCATCACCCAGGAGGGCGACGGTCTCAGCGTCCATGACGTACTCGCCATCGCTCAGACGTGCCTCGATGTCGTCCGACCGTCCGGTGCCAGGACCCTTCACGTAGCGTCCCTGAGCGCTCACTGTGGGGACCGTGTTGGTGACGTCCTCATTCTGCTCCCAGTAGTCGAACTCGCCTCCCTCCTGATATCCAGGGACTCCCCCACCGTACAGCTGCGCACGCAGGTCGTCCTCTGAGAGCTGACTGATGGCACCGAGTCCGCCAGCACCGTTCACGTAGCCTCCTGTGGCCTCTGGGACGGGCTCCATGGGGAACGGATCAGGCTCTAGGAAGAGTGCCTGTCCAGAGTATGGGGCTCCAGTCTGTCCATAGGTGTAGTAGTCCTCCTCCGTGGGCAGTCCCCGGAACTGTCGGTTCATGGTGTAGAGCGGCAACGACTCACCGAAACTATCGTCGCCCCCTGCCCATTCAGGAGGACCTTCCTCCCTACGTCCCGCGCTTGAAGCCATTGCCAGGGCTCCTGCTCCAGCGATGGGACCCCACTTCTTGAGCATCTTGCCCCAGTCGATACCCGTCTTCGTCGGGTCCGTCGCTGAGGGCAGAAACGAGATCGGATCTATTCCACCTGCCCCACCACCTCCGGGGAGACCACCAGGGAACTCCGTGGTCGCACCTGGGGCATACGCTCCTGGCTGTTTAGCCACCAGACCCAAACCTTGATCCGTCGCAGCCTCCGGTGGTGCGAATGCCTGTGTGAGTGCTCCCAAACCTTGCATGACACCCGATCCAACTGCAGCAGGAGCAAAGCCCCGCACGTCCCCAGATCTAGCTGCACCCTCCACACCTTTTGCGAGAGCTTTTCCTACCCCTGCTCCAAGCTTCTGCTTCAGGGTCAGAGTCCCTGCTTCCTTCGCACCTGCCGCAGCTTTTCCAATCGCACTGCCTGCTCCAGCAGCAGCTCCCGAGATAGCTCCCAGCAGTGGTTTCTCTCCACGAGCCTGAGCAGTCATAGCACCGAGTCCAGCCTGCAATGCGATGGAGAGCCCTGTGCCAATGCCAGGGATCATGTTCAACAGCATGGGTGCCACGGTTCCGAAGACCTTGGACCCCACCACCTTCTTCACGGCACCTTTGACCTTTTTCCATGCCTTCTTGAAGAAGCCATACTCAGGCATGCCGGTGTTGGGATTGGTCTGGGGCTTGCCCCAAAGACCCTCGATGATCTTCGCTTCATCGGGAGTCACATGCATCAGGATCTCATCGTCCCCTCTGCCAGCTCGTCGGGTACGCTCAGCTGCTGCCCGTGTCGATCCACCCTTCGCTGCTTCAACCTTTCCGCCAAGGCAGTAGAGACGAAGCCCTTTGTTGGTATTCTTCTTGCCTCCTGTATCCAACGCTGCTTGGGCAGCGAGAGTGAAGAGCGTCTCCGTTCCTCCCTTCACCTTCTCGATTTTTTTAGCAGCCTTGATGACATCAGGTTCGCCACCTGCCTGCTCAAGTACTTGTGCGAGTCCACCTTGTGGCATCGTTAGTAATCCTGTGTTTGGAACAGACGTTCAGCCCATTCCTGCCATGTATCGAATCCCTCTGGGTCAGGTGCGTCCTGCCCACTCCTGTCAGGCTCGCCAAAGATCGCTCCTGCCCACTCGCGCCACTTCTCTGGGTCATCGAGGCGCGGCATGTTATCAACGTCGGTCTCAAGGAGAAGGACCATGCGATCTGCCCACGCAACCACGTCATCACCAAAGCCGCGTGGGTCGATGTGACTCATGACTCGACCCTCCCATCTGCTGGTTCGATGTGCGCGTAGGTGTCGCCATACTCGTAGTCACCTCCAGCCACATTCGACTCGAACTTGAAACTCATCAAGCGTTTGACATCCTTCAGCTTGATGGTCTCGTCCGTGCCTTCTGTAGGTGTCTCAACGAACGTGCTTGCAGGAGTAACTTCAGTCTGCGGTGCCTTCGCATTCTGCCGTCCACGCACGGTCAACGTCATGGAACCTGTCTGCACAAAATCGGGCTCGATGCGTGCAACGCGGATCTCTTTCAATGCCTGCCCCGCTTCCAGTAGATTCAGCTCATGCGTCTCGAAGAACGAGGGGATTGCGAGGATCTGAGTGCCACGGACCTTGTCCATAGCAGTCTCGTGCTGCCACAGCGTGCGACCGGATGCCAGGACTTCGTTGTCCACCATGAACGGCTTCTGATAGACCTTGGCAAACACACCTGCAGTGCGCCCCTGATCAACATCGTTAGAGTCAGGCAGTGCGGTGTCGTACCACGTCTGCTCACGCACGTTATAAACCACAGCGTGGTTGCACTCAGTCGCAGCCCCTTTCGGAAAACACCACCAAATCTCACCGAAGCGGGGCACCTTGAACCCGAACACCTTCTGCCGTGCAGAGAAATTCAGGTTGTCGAAGAAGAAGTTCAGGTTCATGTTGTTCGGCACTTCACGCACGACACCATTGAACAGCTGCCAACGATCCACTCCAGGCCAATAGTAAATACCGTCGTACTCGACCACACCCTGCGAGGACAGGATTGAAGTGTCAGTCGAGAGGACGTCAAAAGCGAAATCAGGTGGACCGCTTTGCTGGAATGTGCCACGAATGACCGAGTCGAGTCCCCACATGATCACGGCAGGACCAAAGCCTTGACCACGCAGTGGGAATCCCTTCACGATTTTCTGCATGCCCAGGTTGAATTCGATAGGAGCAGTGGACAGGTTGTTGGCAGCTGATATTCGGATGATCCCATCACTGCCAAACCCAAACAGATACTGACCACTGACGACGATGCCACCACTCAAAGGTCCAAGCGTGCCAGTGTTCCAACCAGTTTGTGCATCGACGCTCAGTCCTGTCACATCCAATGCAGTCGTCGCAGTGAGTGTGTCTATGAAAATGTTTTGCCCTACAGCGTTATCGATATCCGCTAGGTTTGCTGGAGCATGCGCGATCAATAGGTGATTGCCTGTACCAGCAGTGTCAGCAAACACAGCGAACTGCCACAGGTTGTTAACATCCGTCACGTATCCCACAGGCGTGCGAACACTGAACAAACCCAGAGTGCCATCGGAGACTTGATACTGACCCAAGCTGAGAGGATGTCCGATGTGAAGGAACTGAATGTTCTGGGAAGAGAAACTGTCCATGCCGCGTGCAACTTCAGGCACCTGATCGCTGACCTCTACATAGCCCCCCATCTTTCTCGGCTTGCCACGCTGAAAGCGACACCAACGTCCATCGACGTAGTTGTTTCCCTCGAACTTCGTGCCATCGCGCTTGATGCCCGGTGCGGATGCGAGTAGGGCAGGTGATTCAGGCATCAGAATTGAATTGCCTTGACCAAGAAACTCCAACTTGTGAGCGTAATATTCGCTGCTGTTCCCGGTGTCCCGCGATCATTGACTTGAAGTGCGTTGGTGCCAGCTTCCTGATTGACCGTTACATAGATGTTGGTGGCATCGTAGGCGACCATGTTCGTCGCTTGCGCAGGTCCTGCCGCCTCGTCTGAGCCTGCCTGTACAGGGTTAAGCAGTACCTGATCACCAATTGAATAGCCAAGCTCGCCTGTAGTGTTTTCAAGATAGAGCTGCACGATGTCGGGAAGTCCACTAAGACTATGTGCAATAGTGACCACCGAATTCACGTTGCCGTTGACTGCAGTGAGTCCCGAAGTGAAGGTGGCTGTGATTGCGGCAGGAACATCGCTCGTAGTCAGAACACGCTCGAATCCCCCACCCGTGGACTGGTTGTCAATTTCGAGTCCACCTGATGCAGCAATCAACGTGCGCAGAACTTCCAATCCGTTGAAGAACAGACCGACGTCACCGTTTCTCGTGAGCTGTATCCACGTATCTTCGACTGCACCCACGTTCGAGACCTGAGAGATCAATGCATCACCTGACTGACCAGACGCTTGCTGCAGGATGCGAATGCCCCCCTGGCTATTCAATATACGGAAGATGTGTGCGACATCCTCATTGATGTCGATCTCTGCGCCAGTCGAGAGCGTCTCGAAAACTACGACTGTGTTGTGCCTGAGCGAAATAGAACCTGCAGGAACAACGACGATTGCATTGGTACTTACCCAATCGCCTGCGGTCTTGAAGAGAACGTCACCTGTTGCCGGTGCAGGGGACGTAACATCATTCAGATCGTCCAGAGCAGCATCGAGGTTGATGGTGCGATCTGCTGCGAGACTTCCCCCTCCACTCAACCCGGTGCCTGCTGAGACCAGTCGTGATGCTGGAGGCACCTGCAGGGAAGTCTGAGCACCAGCAACAGTCGTTGCGTTCGTACCACCCTCAGCAATGGTGACCGGGACCGATATGGTACTTGCCGACACCGCAGTGACTACATCAACACCATCACAATAGAGGATCTCGCTCAGTCCTTGAGTCACCTCTGGTTCACCCACCTGTGCAGATGTACCAATGGTCAGTGCGAAAGCACCTGTCGTTTGGTTGTCCACCCAGTATTGCTGCGTAGTGCCGGGGACGACGATCTTGCGGTTGCCTGTGAGCAGTCCAGTGAATCGGTAGGAGATCCTGTTGAGGTTCGCACCGGAGAGTGTGAAGTCTCCTGAACCTGGGATCGCAATCGAGACGAAGTCGAATGCAATGACTGAGCCTGTGCTCAATCCCACCGTGAAGAAATCAGTGCCATCTGTGAAGATGAAGCACGAGTCGTTGGGATCGAGGTTGATGCTCGCCGCACCATCGATCACACCAGAAGGAGGCACGATGTTGAGTGTGCCAGTCCCAGAGTTCCTCAACAGGAAGAACCAATCGTTACCCACCGCAGCTGGAGAAGGCAAGTTGCAGGTGCCTGAACCAGCGGTGTAGATCAGACAGTCCGCTCGATCTCCATCGACCACCGTGAACGGAGTCGCTGCCTCAACAGTGGAGTCGATCATCTGGTTCAGCGTAGCGGAGATCGCTTTGATTCCTGCACCCGCTAACGGACCTGCTGTGGCGACCGATACGGTCGAGCCCATCTGGAAGACGTCCCACGTTCCTGCCTCTGTCGTGTTGTCCGTGAGGACAAACACCCACTGCTCACCAATAGCAACGGTCTGGATCGTCCCTCCAACAGCGTCACGTACTGTGTACAGGTTTGCACCGACATTATTGAACGTCGCCTTCTGACCCGTGGATGCCTGCCTCGCATCGGGCATATCGATGTTGAGCCCAATCCCAGTGTCAACGTCCATGAAATCAGCAACGACATCGATGCCAGCGATCTGTTGCTCAATCGGCCATTGCAACGTGACGTCTACAAGGGTAGTGATCGCAAGGTAACTGGTCTGCGACGGGAAGATCAGGTCGCCGCCAAAGGTTTCGGTGTATCCCATCAGACGCTACTCCTTGTGACGGATCTGTCGATGATGCGCTTCACGTCCTGCTGCTCAAGGATCGCTACGTCACGGTCGTAGATGCCTTGCCATATCGGAAGACGTTCATCGTTATTCAAAAAAGGAGCCGCTTGCGTAAGTGCACCATGCAACAGAGCATTCGGGGCAAAGTCTGTCGTCCAGTTCGTCTGGTTGGCTCCATCCAACAGCGCAGGCAGTTCCCAGTAGTTCACCTCGAACGGATATGCGAAGTCAGCGCTCGGTGCGATCAACCAGTTGAAGTAGTCGTAGTCCGCATAAAATTTCGGCTGATCCGTGAGATCCTCATCCGGCCAATACCGTCGCAGGTACTCATACACACGAGGAAACAACGGTGTGCGTATCTGTGTTGCGCCCACTCCGAAGTTGATGCTGATCGTGTCCCGCCACCTGTCAGGTTTGGGGACCACCGACTGACCTATTGTCCACGTATCCGTCACGACGTTGATGAAGCCCAGAATCTTGAGCGAGTTCGCAAGCTGACGCTCTGCGAGGTTGATCAACCGGGGCAGCTGCTCAAACACTGTGGGATCGACGGACGTACCACGCTCCAGATACTGACGCAGGTCAGTCTGCAACGAATCAAACGTCAGTGTCTCTGCCATCGTCTACGTCCTCAGGGTTGTCCTTCGGGGGTAGGTGTAGGATCGGCTTCTTCTTCCGCTTCAGGTTCAGCCTCAGGAACCGGCTCTGCTTCCGGGGTTTCTTCTTCTTCAACTTCAGCCTCCGGTTCAAGTTCTGCCTTCACAGCTTGCAGTCGATCATGTGCAGCCTGACCACGCGAACGCAAGTCATCCCACTCAGCGGATGTTGGATCTCGATTGTCAGTCACCATAGCCTCGATGGTTCCAGTGAAAGCTTTCAGATCTTCAAAGGCATCTGCACCTTCTTCGATCAAGGAGGCGAGGAGACCCAGGAGTTCAGACCCATCCCTTCCTCGAATCTTGACTCCCCCAAGAAGCGTGGAGATACCACGCAGTGCAACAAGTACTAGTTCGATTGGACTCATTCCTGTGCTCCTTTGACGCTACGAACCAGATCGCTGATGAGCGGCAACGCTCGGTCAATCCATGATTCGAGATTCGTACGTGTAGTTGAATTGTTCAATGTCGTCAGCTCGTCCACCGCATTGAGCAGTGAAGCGACGACAGGGCTCGCTCGCTCTTCAGCGTTCACTAGACCCAATCGAATGGAACGGGACAGTGCGTCGTTCTCTGCGAGATCCGCTGCCTTCTCCGCGAAGACGACGTAGGTGCCGTAGACGGCATACGCCTTTTGCTCCAGCGTCTCTGCCTTAGCAACCGGGTTGATCGACTGGCATGCAGCGGTGCCTAGAAGAACAAAGATCAGAAGTGGATAAATGCTTGTGAAGAATTCTTGTTTGTGGAATTTAACCATTGCCCGTCCCCTTCGTGAATTTGTCTTTGGGTAGGACGTAGCCTGCCATGACTGCAACGACACCTGTGATCGCAGCTTCGAGACCAACTGGTGCCGTTGACATCAGGGCAGGTGCAAAGAAGCCCAGCAGCCACATCACGATGACCGTTGCTCCTGCAGCTAACCCAACCGTTTGTATATTCGTTTGATCGTTCATTAGTCCTCCTCCACCAGCTCCCAGTGTGGGAGATCGTGAAAGCTTTGGTCGGTGAATTTCAGATCGCTATCCCAATCCCCACCCCACCGGACTGGGATTTGCAAATCGTCCGCCACCGCAAAGACGAATCCGGCAAAGAAGATGAGCCGCTCCCTATCCCAAGCCACCCCCTCTCCAGAATAATATGGTCCAACATCGACTGCTTTGGAGGGACTTGTGTTATGTCGAGAATCAGGCCATCTGAGCTTTGACCTCCCTTGACGAACCATTTCGTTTTGTCGTTCTTCATCGCGATGTCCTTCGATGATGGTGCAATCACGATGCACGAGGACCTTATGAAAAATTGCCTGCAGCTTCATGTCACAGGTATCGAGCTGACGTACAGAATTTTCCGAGAAGCTAGGCATCAGGTTCACCCTGCAATGCGCTCAGTGCTTCTTGAGAACTTTCCAATTCCAACACCAGATCCACGAGATCTTCAGCGTCATCAGCAGTCCAGTCTCCATCAGGGGGATTGTCCCGTATGAATTCCTGCTCAGCGATGCGCCTGCGCAGACTGACGATGTCTCGTTTCACGAGCACCGTGAAGGCAGCTCCAATGGGAGCCACCTCCTGCTTGATCTGCATTGAGATCTGATCGGCCATAGCGTCACTGACTGCAGTCACCAAAATCGGCTGGAGCACGAACCACAGGAACGGTAGAAGTGGAATCCACGACGCTACCGCTGCCAACGAGATCCGAACCGAGTCTTCTTTGGTGACCTTCATCATCAGTTAACCTTGTCGTCCTTCACCGGCTTGAGTCTGCGAGGTACTTTGGGGTCCTCACCCGGTGGATCAGTTGGTGGTTGATTCTCCGCAAGCTCTGGGTTCGGTGAGACGATCAACTCCCCTCGTGCAATCGCACCCAGCAAATTTTCAAGCACCCCCAGTACGCCACTCTTCGAGATGACCAGTGGCACAGCAAGATCATCGATCTTTAGCAACTGTGCGCCAGCAGACGCTGCCATCTGGACTTGAGCCGGTGTCACGTTCATGTTTGCCATTTCTAGTTCTCCTTTGGTTAGTGGTTTCTCTCGTAGCCTAAGCAGGCACCGATGAGATCGACCGTCCCGACACCCGTTGTGTTTGTCAGGTGAAACTCAATTGCGAGCCCAATCGCACTTGCCAGCGGGTTGGTCGCATCACCTACAGCAAACGAGAATGTCTGCGTGTAGATATCGCCTATGGCTAATCCATTTGCAGTTGTCACCGTCAAGGCGTCCGTCAGCTGCGTCGATGCCTTCGCAATTCCACTGGCTGTTACAAGATCGAGGGGAGCTGTGTAATCCAGCGTTAAGTCCAGCGTGTCAGCGTTGGTCTCAACTTGAGCTAGGCTCCAGATCAATACCAAGTCTGGATTGACGGTGCGATCCATGTTGAATGGCAGCGCGAAGAACGTCGAGACCAATTGGTTGGTAGCTGAGAATTGCAGTGCATCGACTGTCGGTGTCGTGCCTATCGTCACGCCTGTTGGTGCAGTCGCACCATTGCGAAACTGCTCAGCCGTGATGAGGATCTGATCCGACAGTCCTTGACTACTTATGACCTCACCAAAATTCATCTGACTGTTCCCTTATTGAATGACATTGATTGCCTGTAGATCAGCGATCAACGTGCCGAGTACATCTGCCAGTTCATCAATTGATGTCGCATTCGCATCATAGGTGCGAGTCGTTACAACATTCGTGGGTGTATAAGCTGCTGCGCTTGTGCGATCTGCAATGGTCAGCACTCGCTCGAAGCCTGCACCCGTTAACGTGTTGTTGGCAAAGAGGCCACCGAGTGCTGCCGTAGCTGTGCGTGCAACTGCAACACCTACTTCATGCAGCAGAATGCTGTTGGGACCATCGGGGTCCATGAAGATCAAAGAACGCAGAGTTCCACCCGTATCCTCTGCCAGCATGAAAATGCTACCACCATGAACAAAATTCTCTATCCGCATATCGATACTGGTGTTGTATCGAAGAGCCCCAGCTATAGTGCCGACACCATTTTGGAATTCGAGACTGACGTCTTGTGTTCCTCCTGCCGAAGGGACATTGTTAAGAAGACCAAGAATTCTCCAACCATCGAAACGTGTACCCGCACGCAGCGATCCAACCCGAAAAGCACTAAAGTCACCATCGGGGTCCGCTTCCCACAGAGTACGAATGGAAGCTCCAAGATCGCTCCCCCTGAATCTGACAGTAGATCCATCCCTCTCACTGACGAACGTCACAAGTGACGAAGTACCAGTAACCGTCAGCATGTCGGTGCCAGCACTATCTTCCATGATCAATGTGACAGCATCGACTGCGCTACCCCGAACCGCTGCACCTAGTGTCGATGTAAGAAACCTGATGGCACCAGCGTTCATCAATTGCGCCGCACCAACAGGATCGAACTCTGCCATGAGAACGTCTGCACTAGCTGCACTGCTTCCTCGAAGCCGCAGGGTTCCAGTGTCTTGGAAGAGCTTAAGAGAGAAATCATTGGTGCCTTCGAGGAATCCTATCTGCCAAATGGTTTGCGCAGACGGGTTCCTGAATGTCAGCCGTGTATCTTGGACGGAGGCATCCGTTGCAGGGTTATTGTCGAGTGGTCCAAAGATGATCGGACCCGAATTGTCAGGATCGTAAAAGAAGAGAACACGCTCGGTGCCTGCAGCATTCTCACCGACGAGTTGAACAGGCCCGCCGTGCACGAAGTTCTTTAACTCTAAGGTGGTTTGACCAACTGTTTCGTTGAACCCGACGAACATAGAAACTTCAGGAGAGGCGTTTCTATTTTGAACGCGGAAGCCACCGACCTGGGCGAAACCACCAGAGGGTTGGTTGAGGATATTCGCTTTCTGCGTAACTGCATTGATGCCAGTATCCAGCCGCATCAGGTCTTGGGTGCCACCCGGCTCACGCCAGACATGAGATAATTCTGCAGCGTCGAAATCAACTTCATAGACATCCCGTATCGTGCCTGCTGCTACTTCACCTCGCAGGATGATCTTGCCGCCATGTACCTGACTGGCGAGGAAGAGCGTGTCACCAGCAGGGTCGAACCCTACATTGGCTAGGGGTAAAAGGTTTGCGTTCTGCCATTGAGCATTCGCATCGAATGTCCCACCCGGCACCGTTGGATCGTCAGTGCTCGTGCCAATGAATACACCTGCGAAGAGATCGGCAGTCGTAAGCACTCGCTCAAAGCCTGCACCCGTGCTGGTGTTGTTAGCTTCTGCTCCGCCAGATGCTGCAGGCAATGTACGGAAGACTTCGACCGTCGCTTGATGTAGTTTCACATCCGCTGCAGGGTCGATGAGAATCCCTGGTGTATCCAACCAATCGCCTGCTGACTTGTAGAGAACAGCTCCCGTTGCTGGTGCCGTCAGCGTGACATCAGTCAAGTCGCCCAGTGCAGGTGTAACCGAAATATCAGCAACCGTCAGAACACGTTCGAGCCCTGCACCTGTGAGCAGGTTGTTGGCAAGCAGTCCACCCGCAGCTGCAGCGATTGTTTCGACTAGAACAGTGCCATCACGGATCGCAATTTGGTGGAAGCCACCCTCTGCATCATTTGACCAGATGAAGTTGTCGCCTGCAGGATCGAAACCAAAGACACCCGTTTGCAGAGCGTTCGCGTTCTGCCATAAGAGTCTGCCATCGAAGGTCCCCGCTCCAATGGAAGGATCATCTGTACTCGTGCCCGTGATGACGAGAGATGTCACAGAGATAGTGAGATCGTCTGCAGCAACTCTTCGACTAACGACTACTCCACCTTCCGTAGCCTCCACCTCGAAGAATGTGGTGGAACCAACCAGTGGGAGAGTGGCAAAGGGCAGATCTGAGATTTGTACGTTAGCCATTATTAACTCTCTGAAATTGGTCCCAGTGAACTGCTCTCAAGCTGACGCAAGTCACCCCCCGCTGTTATGCGAGGGTTACCACCGACAGTGGAGCGAATGCCAAACAGAGCAACTGTGTTTTCACCACCAGCAGTCAGCGGCTCATCAGGTCGATAGAATGGCAGCGTCACATCCTCTGTGCGCCGTGCAGGCAATCGATACGGATCGTAGTCGTCCAAATCATCGAGACAGACTTTGAGCCCAGGCGAGTTCGGGTCCGAGTAAAGATCCTCCAGGCTGAACTTACGCCAGCAACGTGCACACACTCCGATGCCGTATGTCGATCTGCCTGTTGGGTCAATGAAGATTGGCATACCTACCTCGTGTACGGTGAGATGTTCGGACGCAGAAACGTATCAGCACCATCTCCCTCACCTGTCCAAGCATCAGATAGGTAAAGAGCTGCATCGGCATCGATGATCGGGATCAGCTCGACATTCACTTCCTTGATCTCGCGTGCAAGATGTGAAGCTAAGCTACACACGATGGCGAGATACCAACGATCAGGAACCTGCAGCTCATCTGTCAGCTCACCGACGTCCTGCATCTGGCTCTGCACGAAACCAGTGATCTGTGCGAACGTGAACTGGAACTCAGGGCTCGGCCAGATCTCCAGCTCAGGGATCGTGCGTTGTCGGTCGTACCAGAGCTGCGTCGGTCGCCCCAGGTTTGTCTTGTCAGGAAGGTTCGAGTAATCCGTCCTATTCAGCGTGTGATAGAACGGGATCTCTTGCGGGGTGTCCTGATACACCAGCTCCAGCACGTCGAGCACCGTGGTGCCGGTCGCACGCAATCGGTAGCCATCGAATGCGGTGACACCCTGCACGTCGATCCACAGCCACTCACCCGCGACCATAGCCTGAGCTGTGCGTGTGATGAGCGCAGTGCTCGTCACGAAGTTGTCGTTCGTCGCCTCGATGACGAAGTCCCAGCTGGCAGTGACCGTTGGCAGGATTCCAAAGGTCCTGATGGCTGTCGCTGACTCAAGTGCCATCGTGATCGTGCCCAGCGTTGACGTCTGGGTGCACGCAGTCGTCACGTCACCATCGAACGCATTGTCAGCTACACCTTCCGTGGCACTGGCAGTCCCAGTGATCCGAGTCTGAGTGCGCAGGTTGATATCGAGGATGTCCTCCGTGCCCAGAGGCAGAGGCACCGTCTGCTCAGCTTCGTATATAGGCAGGATGATCGGCTGAACATTCCAAAGTTTGATGCCTTTGTTGACCAACGTCATGCAGAACAGCCACATCAAATCGAGAGCCGTGTCGATGTGCTCTACGGTGATCTCCTGTGGGACCATCTTGCAGCGTCTAAACGCATGATCGATGATCTGCTGATTCAGAAAAATCGTACTGCCAATTGTCCCTGACGTTGCCATCGTCTACCCCCGCTTTCTCCTTCCACCTCTCGCAGCAGTGACAGGACCACCGACTGCAGCCTCCACTGCATCTGGATCGATCTTCGCTGCCTTGAAAGGCAAACCGTAATGCTGACGCTTGCCTCGCTCCGATCCCGGTGCCGCCTTTGCCTTAGCCTTTGGAGCTGCTGCCTTAGGTTGGGGCTTCGGCTTGTACTTCGGTGCAGGAGGCAAACTGATGTCTATCTCCCTTCGTGACATAGCACCGAAGGTCGATGGTGTCCGCGTCGTCTGTGTGTTAGCTCGCAGAGCTGCCGTTGCTTCATCCAGAACCTTGCGTTGACGACCAGCGCGATTCAACAGCTTGTCAGCTGTGTCCCGCGCCGCGCCCTTTCCCAAGATTTCTACCGCCCCTCCATTGGCGTATGCAGCGAGACCACCCCGTGCCTTCACGCCTTTCGGCATGCCTTTGCCCGATGCTTTACGACGCTGTGCAGCTTTCTTCTTGCCACCAGTTCCACGAGCTGTCTCTAACACTCGCACCTGACGCACCTTGCCACCGTAGTTGAACCGTGGACGACGTTCCTTCCGTGGACCAGACTCCTTGTCACGCTGGCTCGCTTCGTTGACAACTGGAAAGTTGGCGTGATCCATCGTGTCCTGTTTGCCACGGGTCTGCACGAACTCCGCAGAGGTGTTCTTGACGGTGCCTCCGTAGGCATAGCCCATCTTCGCGCCTTCGGCTTTGAGCTTGTCGTGCACAGAGCCACCTTCGGCGTAATCCATCTTGCCGCCGTGTCCCTTCTTCGCACTCTTTGCAGCGTAGTGCTCCTGCTCACCTTGCTGAGGCATTGACTTGCCCCTTCGTGGAGTCGTTACCCCCACAGTACCTCCACGAGCTTTGACACCTTTCGGCATCCCCTTCTTGGAGTCACCCAGGTAACCACCACGAGCAGCTCCAGGCCCAGGTGCACGAGGCTTCTGCGCAGCCGCTTTGACTGGATCTTTCTTGACGCGACCACCACGGTAGTAACCGCGCACATTGTGTTTGCCTGCAGAGCCAGTGAATCCTTGCTCCGAAGGGAACTCGAATTCTTTGACGTAAGTCAGTCCCACGTTCTTAGTCATCCTCTCTCTCTCCTATGTAAGCATTACCCTTCGTTCGCGGTAAGTGATGTTCAATATCGGTCCATCGACAAGACCCGGAAAGAAATTGCTGCGCCAGATTCGGCTGAGCAGCGGGTCAGTCTGAGTTCGATCAACACTGATGATGATGCCAGCGTCAGCCGTGTAACCCGGATCTTGAATCTGTGCTTGAACGAGCGCTGTGATGTCTGGAGTGGAATAGGTGACACCAGTCACGAAGGGAGGCATGTCCCAGTCAGTGTCTGCCGCCACGCGAGGCGATCCCACCGTATGCCATTGGTTCGCGTCTACGCTACCGGGACCGTTCTGCCAATCGTTACCCAACCCTTCGCCAAAATGATAAAGCTGACCGTCTTGAAGGAACTGGTTCAGGTGCCCAATTATGATGCGGTTGGGAACGCTGGTCGGATACTCCACGTCGATGACGAGAAAATAGTCCTGTCCAGTTACCAGCACCGGGTTGCCTGGGTAGAAGAAAATGATCCCGCTGAGTGCCGTGGTCGATAGGGTACTAGCCGCGACAGGCGTACTAAGACCGTCAACGATAGTGATACCGTCTGGAATAGTAACTCCTCGATCAGTTGTGACACCTTGAATGCTACAAGTGATGTTGCCCGGAGGATTGCCGAATCGCTGCATCTGGTATGAGATGAAGGAGACCGCATTATTACCTGAATCTAAGACAGTGATCTTCTGTGCCATCCGTTCTCGGTTAGCACCCGAACCTCCCAGCACAGTGAACGCATTCATTTCCCAATCCGCATTACCAACAGCGAACCCAATCGGCTGCGCAATGAAAGTGAACGTGGTTGAGACAACCGCGATCTCTTGATTCGACCACATGTCTCTGCGCCAGCCTGTAAACGGAATGAACGGCGTTTGGTACGGGTCTAAGAGTTGGCTACCATCTGATCGTTCCGGCGCATTGATCGTAGTTGTGTGAGTGCCAGCCCCCGAATTGGAATGCGCTATGACATCCATCGTTGCAGATTCTATGGTTGCCCCCGGAGGAATTTGTGTATCGAACATGTTCACCGGCTGCGCTTGCAATCCAATGAAAAAGTTACCCTGAATCTGACGAGGTATTTGGAATGGGGGTCCAACGAACGTAAGGTTTTTGCCTTGGAATACATGCGTCCAAGTAGCCCAGTAATCATTATCTTCCTGAAAAGATTCTGTTATTAGAGCCATTACGATTCCCTCACCGGGAATGGCTTATCCGGTGGCAAAAGATCGACAGCTCGCAAAGTCTCCGCTCTCGACGGATCGTCTGACTTCAAACCCAGTCTCCGAAAAGCCCCAGCGTCAGCGACTACATCAGGAACGCGGTCGGGCAACCGGGAGTCCTTAACAAAGTCTACGGCTTCTTCACGAGTGGGCATTAGCTGTACACCAGAGACACGTTGACCTCGTCTGGATTATCGGTGACGGCAGTGAACTCTACCCATATCCAACTTCCGGCTGGTATGACGGCATTGTCGAATGACGTAATTTCTTGCCCGCTCGTTGTGCTGGTCACGACTGTTCCCGCATTGATAACGCTGGTGCCAGCTACACTTCTATCAGCATCGAACCTCACAAAAACTGTTACGTTGGTGGTGCCTTGCAGAACAAAGTTTAACTGCTGAACAGTTATCTCTACGGGAGTAAAAAACAGAGTGAAGTTGTCGAGCAGTACAGGACATTCAACAGTGATCCCTACCCGCTGGTCAGCACTACCCTCAGCTGAGCTGGAGGACTCCAGTGTTGGGTCCCACTCCAGTGTCCGTTTTTCGTCTGTTGGGATACCAGCCACTAGCGAGAAATCTCCTGATACGTGTAGTAAGCGTCGATGAAGAAATCACGAACAGTCGTTCCTGCCAACTTCATGATGTGCGTGTTGTAGAAGTTATTGAAACCCGTGCCAGACGGAATGTTGGCGGCGACCGCTAAAGTGCCGACCGAAACAGTGTCGATAAAGAATTCCACTGAGGTCCCGGCAGCGTTGACCTCAAACTCCAAGTAGTACCAAGTGTCCACGGTCACCGTGATGGCTGTGTCGAGCGATGACTCTGCCGCAGCATCCGTGATGCCCTGCCATCGACCACCGTTCTGGTCGAACTGATACTCGAAGCCCACACCGAAGTCGATGGTGTTGGGTAGGCTGATGCTGAAAAGGCCAGCGCGGAGAACGTACTCTTGAACAGCATCCGAAAGCGATGACGGTGTTAGCACCCACGTCCCGACTCGTGTGATGCCACCGACCCCGATGTTAAAGGAGCCCGGTCTGCCAATGACAAACACTCGACCAGCAGCAGTCGTCCCGGTACGCAGACCCCAGATTCCTGGGTGATCATCTTGGATGCCTAACGGACTAAAGATCGTCGCACCGGCACCTGCCGTTACTGCCTGGACTCCCTCCGCAATGGTGGAGCCAATGGTGAAGTCAGACGACACCAGCGACCGAGTTCCCATTGCCTCAAACCAAGCTCTCTGAGGCGAAGGCGCGACGGGATCGGCTTCCCAATCGTAATCGTAGTTGTCAGGGGATTGCTTGGTGAGCTGCGTTCCCGTAGCACCATCGTCAGGGATCTGTATCGCAACGATCCCTGAAAACCCCAGACCAGATTGTGCCGTCAAGGGCTACCCCAGGATCGTATCGATCTGCTCGCGCACTGTTGCGAGCTTAGACTTCTCGTCCAGAAGTAGTTGTTCACGTTCATGGAGGTCAAGCTGAAGTTTATTCAGTGCCTCCCGCTCTGCCGTCGAAGCTACTTGCGTCCCTTGTAGGTCTGCATGGAGCTGCGCTGCTTCGCTCTTCATCGTGGTAGCGTCCGCTACAGTGTCCCGTGCACGCGCAACTACTGCGTCAGCCTCTAACAGTAAACCTTCAGCCGTTTCACGGGCTCGGCTCACTATGTCAGCGGCTTCACGCTTCGCCTTCGCAGTGATCTCCTCACAATGCGTTCGAGTCTCATTGGTGATTCGATCTTGCTCATCTCTCTCCGTAGCTGCCTGCGCACGCAACTGTGCGATCTCGTTAGCGGGACCAACGAGCGCGACTGCTGCACGCGCCCGTTCCTCAGCTTGTTGGAGATCATTGAGTTTCTTCGCCAGTCGTGGCGAGTCTTCGAGAATGTAGGCAGGGATCGTGACCATACCGGCTCCACGAGAACCAGCCATATCTCCACCAGCAATGCTTTCGCTCATGCTGCTATCCCCGCTTGAACCAGGGTGAAGTCAACCTCACCTACCCCGGAGTTGGTGAATAGACGCACCGCACGAGGTGGGAAGGCAAGGTTGCCATCTCCATTGGCGACTACATTCACCAACGTCGGATGGTCGAACCACACCAAGATGACCGAAGGATCTTGCCAGGGGTCATCTTG